TGTAATGGGTAGACCTCCTATAAAAGGCAATGCATGGGAATTAATTTATAGTGAGAATGAATACTTAATGTATTTGTTAAGGAGTGGACATAAGAATCCACTCCCAACTGTTTAGTCGTCGCCGTAAAGTTGTAATACTTCTTTAACAGCTTCGTGACGTTCAATATCGCCTCTGCCAAAAGTGACACAATCGATTCTTTCTAGATTTTTGTTTTCGATATTTCTTACAAAATCTATTAGTCCGTTATCTTTTAATCTATCTGCTTGATTTAGATCGCCTGTGACAGCCATCATTGATCCTTCGCCGATTCTTGTTAATAACATTTTCATTTGATTACGAGTTGCGTTTTGCATTTCGTCTGCAATGATAAAGCTATTCTTAAACGTTCGTCCACGCATATATGCTAATGGAGATATTTCAATAATTCCTTCTGTTATCATGCCAGTAATTTGGCCTGCATCAAAATATTCACGTAATACGTCAAATATAGGTCTTGTCCATGGAGCCATTTTTTCTTCTAATGTTCCTGGTAGTGCTCCTAGATTTTCGTCTACTGATACAGCAGGTCTAGTTACTATAATTTTATCAACTGCGCCTTCTTTAAATAATTTTACTGCACATTGTACAGCCAGTAGAGTCTTACCCGTTCCAGCCGGGCCGATACCAAATACAATATCCTTGCGATCATCTAGCAATTTTAGTGTATATGTTTCTTGATTTTTATTTCGTGGAATTATTTCTACTGATTTTTTCTTTGAGAAAGAGTTTAATTTAACAACGTTAGTTGATTTGTGTGATTGTTTTAGTTTTTTTTGCGCTCTTTTGGCACCCATAAAGTATCCTCCTTGGGGTCTTAGTAGGAAATACCCCGCAGGATACTTCCTACTCTGTATTTAGCTTCTAATTCTGTAGACAAACGATAATGGTCCAAAACAGTAATATGATAAATAACTATATGGAAGACGTCTTAGATATAATCAAAAACATAGAAATGGTTTACGACTCTAATACTAGCTTTCAAGTCTTAAAAGACTTTGAGCGTGTTTTAGACCATTTAGACCTATATGTTTACAAAAATTGGAGCAAGGGAGAACTTGCTTCAGGACCAAACATTGAGCGCCATTGGGTGACTTGTTCATTTATGTGGAAAAAAGAAGATATGCCTGACCCAATGGGCGGCAAGCGACTACTTGATTACGACTGTAAAGTTACTTATAGGAGATCATCTCTTATACAACCACGTAAGATACGCAAGCCAGATGATATGCGTCCAGGAACTAAAAAAGGCAAATTAGATACTAAGCCTATATGGATAGTAGAAATACAAATGCCTAAAACATTAATTGCAGATATATATGCAGGCAGTATGGATCCTCAAGAAGAAGATCCAGCAGAAGGTAATGTTACTCCTGAAGCACAGCCTGCAGATGATTTAACAACTCCAGCATCAGATGCTAGTGTTGGTGGTGAAGATATGGATACGGATTTAGGCCTATGACACTACAACAAAATGACTTAGTAAACCTTGTTGATCGTATTATTGAAGTAGACGGTTATAAATCTAAGATGGGCAGCGATGCTGATATTATTACAGTAAGTTTTGCTACGTCAACAAAGGAAAGTGCTGATGATCTTGCTAGTTTTCTTGAGAGAGGATATACGTTTGTGCTAGACGCAGATGCAACTCCGGGTGAACAAAGCGATGGCACATATAAAGTATTTGTCGAAATCGAGCGTGATAAGACTTCGGTTGATAATATTATGGAACTAGCAAATGGTGTAGAAAACTTAACTGGTTTGAAGAATCTTAGATTTCGTTATTACAAAGATTTTAAAAGTAAGCCACTTGCAACAGATTCACTAAGTGAAGTACTACCGCTAGATCCAAAAGATTATGACGATATAGTACAAGAAAGCAATATGAATAATTACGTAAACTTTTTTAATAAAAGTTATGTAAACGAAGTACATATGCGTAATGATACATTAACAATTAAAAAGTTATATGCTGATCCTGTATATTTTAAAGTTATAGATTTTGGGCCAACTGAACGAACTTTAAACGCTATTGAAGAATCATTTAATCCTTGGGAGTTTGCTGAAATAATATATCTAAGCAAGTATATCGGTGATTACAATATTACAAAGTACGGAAACAAATTAACATTTGAGAATAACGATCACACTCTTGTTGTGGAAAGAATATAATGTACTGTAGTTGTTGTGGAAATAAAAAACACTGCGGCGCTAAAATATATAAAGAACATCGATGCTATCAAGATATAAGACGAGGTGAATTATGCGTCTGTGAATCTTGTGAATGTAAGAATTGTGTATTGAAGGAGAAAGATAATGGCTAAAGAACATTTTGAATTTGATTTTGAAGAGTGGATGGCAGAAGAACTTATTCACCGCGATGACTGGAAAGAATGGTACAACGCTATGTGCGAAATTTTGCCATTATGGGAAGTTGTAACAATAGAACGAGTAGCAGGATTTATTGCTCAATGCGGACACGAAAGTGGAGGCTTTCGAGTTTTAAGCGAAAACTTAAATTATAGTGCAGCAGCACTTAATAAGATTTTTCCAAAATATTTTAGGAGAGCAGGTAGAGATGCACAAGAATATCATAGACAACCTGAGAAAATTGCGAACGTCATTTATGCAAACAGAATGGACAACGGTGACACCGATTCAGGTGATGGCTGGAGATTTAGGGGTGGTGGCATACTACAACTTACAGGACGTTACAACTACACTCACTTTGGAAGAGCAGTTGACAAAACAGCCGACGAAGCAGTAGACTATGTACGCACTAAAAAAGGCGCACTAGACTCAGCATGTTGGTTCTGGGATGAAAATAATATTAACAAGTATTGTGACAACATGGATATTGTTGGTATGACAAAACGTATTAACGGTGGTACTATTGGGTTAGAAGATCGCAAGAAACATTACATACACGCAATTGATGTGCTAGGTGGTGATTACGAAGAACCTGATGTAAACTATAACCAAACTATTAGAAAAGGTTCACGTGGTCCACTAGTAGCCGAAGTACAAGAGAAGTTGAATATTAATCCAGCTGACGGAATCTTTGGCCCAGGAACTGAATCAAAAATTATAGATTGGCAAGGTGATAACGGTCTTGTAGCAGATGGTATTGTAGGACCAAAAACAATAAAAAAGTTACTAGGATAGGTATGGGATCTAAATTAGCATTATTTTTGTTTCTAGTTGTTCTCGGAATGGGCGCAGCAGGATCGTGGTACTATACACAAACACAAGAACGTATAGCTATCCTTACTGAAAATAATGCTAAATTAAAAGTAGCAGTGCAGACTAGTGAAGCTAGTATAACACTATTAGAAGAACAAGCAGAAGTAAACGCTGCTCTTAATTTAGAACTACAACAAAAACTACAAAAATCAGAAGAGTACGGAGACGAGCTTCGTAATACTCTACAAAAACACGACTTAACAAACCTGGCTGATAAGCGTCCGGGTAGTATAGAAAGAAAGATGCAAAATGCAACTGATCAATTATGGGATGATCTCCGTACTCTTACTGACAGTGATGGGATGCTCGGCGGTGCCGAAGGAGATAGTGACAGTAACTGATGCTGTAAAAACTACAGTGCCAATTGTTGCTCGTCCTAAGCAAGTAAATTTATACGAAGTAAAAGTACACGTTGTTAATAAAGATAACTACGAAGAATTCTTAAAAGAATTTGTAGAAAAAAACGGCACTGAGGCAAGAGTGGTGCTGTCTGTAAAAGACTACGAAAATCTTAGTTTAAATTTTAGTGAACTAAGACGTTACATTGAGCAACAAAAAGAAATTATTGTTTACTATGAGGAAGCAGTAAAGTAAACAATTACTGAGGGCGAAAAATTGAATATTGTTGTATGTGCTTTGACCAGTGTCATGGCTACGCATAGTTGGGCGTATGATAACCAACTCACAAAGGTATGCGAATATAGGTGTCCAAGAGAGATTAGTATTCACTACTATCATTATCCAAAAAAAGTATATATACCTTGGGATTATTCATGTCCTAGATACCAAAAAATTAAACTACGTAGATAAATACATTTGGAGGGCAATCCAATGAATAACGAGATTATGTCAGCAGGGTCTGTAGGGCTAGAGATTACTAATTTATTAATGCCGTTTATAGGCGCATTATTAATGTTAGTAATAACATTATGGTTTAAAGACTACGCTACAAAAATTGCAAAGGGCATGGCGTTTAAAATGAACGCTGATTTTGCAGAAGGTGATAAGGTATTACTAGACGGCGAACGAGCATTAATAGTAAAAATCGGAACAACACAAACAGTATTCGGTATACATAAACAAGGCGGCGATTTAGACGGCGACTACTGCTGGAGATATGTGCCCAACGAAAGAATTAGTACTCTTAAATTAGAAAAAATTATATTCGACAACACACCTACTGTTAACGAAAAGAAAATTAAAGAGAACGGACATAAAATTAATGAGTTGACCAATGGCAATTCTTGAAAGGATGTTCGATGACACATTATGGATTTATACAGCGATTGTGGGAGCACTATTGGGTGCAGCATTTCTTGCTTGGTTTAGGAACACTAGGGCAGGTCTATGGTGTTACGCACTGTTCGACAGAATACTTGATGGCATTACACAGCGATACGGATGGACATGGTTCCAAGAGCCAGACGATGTATGGCGTAAACGATATCCAAGAATAACAAAGAAGATTGATGAATTAGAAAAAAGAATTAACAAAATCGAGGGTAAAGATGTTAATAGACACAACATTCGCTGAGCGCAGTTTACTATTTGCTAAACTTGCTAAAATAGCGTATTTAGAAAAAAAGGCAGCAAAGAAAGCTGCTAAGAAATTAGGATTCGATGTATGCGAATTCTATGAAGAAAGCGGGGCGCAAGCATACCGCTTTGCCAACACCACAGATCTTGTGATAGCTTGTCGGGGCACCCAACCCACTGAATGGAATGATGTAGAAGCAGACCTACGAGCCATTCCAGTCCTAGCTGAAACAGTTTCAAGAGTACACAAAGGATTTAAGAGTGAGGTAGACGCTCTTTGGCCGATGATCCTCGATGACTTGAGGGACTTGAAACCTGAGCAAGATCTGTGGTTTTGTGGCCACAGTTTAGGCGCGGCAATGGCAACTATAATGGCGAGTCGTTGTAAGCACGAAAAAAGTATTTCCGATCCAGAAGAACTTTATACATACGGCTCGCCTAGAGTTGGCTGGCGTGGTTATTGCAACAGTCTTGATATAACCCATTATCGTTGGAGGAATAACAATGACATAGTTACAACTGTTCCATTGAATATAATGGGTTACAGACACCACGGGACAGAAGAATACATTTGCTCTAATGGTACTATACGTAATGTAGCAGGTATAACAAAATGGCAAGACAGATTAAAAGGCATGTGGAAAGGTCTTAAAGCTGGTAAGATAGATGCATTTTCTGATCATAGCATAGACGAATATATCAAACACATTGAAAACTACCAAAGGAATTTAAATGAACGATATTGAAATTAATCAAACAATAGACCCTTGGGAAGATGGGGAATGTGATGAATGTGATATTGTTATTGAAGATGGAGCGTTTAACGGGTTCGAAGGCAAGACAATAAACATTACTGAAAACTCAGGAAGTCAAGGTGATGTACAAGCAGGTATAGAATTTATCTATCATATGCGAGAGCATCTAACTGATGTTAGTGTAGCAACAATATATTTGTTAGCAGTATACGCAGCAGTATTATGGATTAAAAGGAAATTAGGGTAATGCCAAGGAAAAAATTAGAAGATTTAGAAGTAAGCACTAAAACAGAAAGAAGTGCTACAAAAACTACAACACAAGCAACAGTTAAAGCACCGGATCAAGGTGTAACTAATATGAGTAATAATAAGTTCAAAAGTGTAATTTATCTTGCCCAAGCAGTTGACGCTTGGAGAATATTTCCTCGTGTGTTTATTACAGTTTATATTATTTTACTATATCAAGTAACACATTGGTTTATGGCTCTGCCAGATCCGAATATGAATCAAGCAGGCCTAGTAAGTATTGTTGTAGGCGCCGGAGCAGCATGGTTTGGACTTTATCTAGGATCCAGTAAGAAGTTCAAGGACGACTAACTCTCACTAAGTACTGTATGAATTATTATAATGTACTAGGGGTAAACAAAACAGCAAGTCAGGATGAAATCAAAAGAGCTTTTAAAAAAGCAGCAATGCAACATCATCCTGACCGTGGCGGAAATGAAGAAACATTTAAACACGTAACTGAAGCTTACGAAACTTTAGGTGATGCACATAAACGTCAAGCATACGATAATCCTCAACCTAAAAACGACTTTCACTTTAATTCTCAACATAATCCGTTTGGCGGACATCCATTTGGTGACATCTTTAATCAAATGCATCAACAACGCAGGCAACCACAAAATAGAGATATAAGAATTAATCTTGTTGTAGAGTTTGAAGATGCATTTCACGGCAAGATTGTAACAGCATCTTACCAGATGGCAAACGGGAAAACAGAATTTATAAATGTACAAGTACCAGTTGGAGCAAATGACGGAGATACAGTACGTTATAAAGGACTAGGCGATAACACAGATCCTAGATTTGGCAGGGGCGACCTTTACATTAAGATACGTGTAAGATTGCCTGTGGGTTGGCAAAGACAAGGTAACGATCTTGTTACTAAAAAGTTTGTAAATGTATTTGACATTATGCTAGGATGTGTTATACTAATAGAAACTCCCGATAAAAAGAGTTTAAATTTGAATATACCTAAAGGCACAAAATCAGGCACAACATTGGCAATGCGTGGATATGGAATGAGCGATGTTAGAACAGGCAGGAAAGGTTCTATATTAGTTCATATCGAAGCACAGATACCAAGGATCAACGATCCAGATGTTATAGCAAAGACACTGGAATTAAAGCATTTAATAGAGGATAAAAAGAATGGTTGAACCATCTCAGGAACTACAATTAGTATTCGATAAAGCTATTAAGGATGCAAAAAAACTAAAACACGAGTATGTTACATTAGAGCATTTACTCTATGCAATGCTATGTGAAGAAGCATTTGTAAACTTAATGACCGAATACGGTGCTGATGTTGCTTACATAAAATCTAATTTAGAGCATCATTTAAAAAACAATAATGATATCAAAACAGATCAGAAAAAGTTCAAGCCCAAAAAAACACACACAGTAGAGCGTTGCTTAAACAGAGCATTCACTCAAGTATTATTTAACGGACGTACACACATTGAATTACGTGATGTACTACTATCTATGCTTAACGAAAAGAAATCAGTATGTGTATATTGGTTGAACGAAGGCAATGTAAACAAAGCCAAGTTTGCTGAATTTGTTGCTGAAGAATTAGACAGCGTCGAAATGGTAGATGAAGAAAACTCAGGCGATGCAAAGAAAGCACTAAAGAGTTTTACAACTAATCTAAATGACGAAGTTAAAAAAGGAAAAGTTGATCCTATTATTGGTCGCAATGATGAGCTTGAAAGTTTAGCACTTGCTCTAGGACGTAGAGCAAAGAATAATGTGCTTATGGTAGGTGATCCAGGTGTTGGTAAAACTGCCATTGCAGAAGGACTTGCATATAACATTATGAACGATCAAGTACCAGACTTCTTGAAAGAGTTTAAAGTTTATAGTTTAGACATTGGTGCTATGTTAGCAGGATCGAAGTACAGAGGTGACTTTGAAGAACGCTTTAAACTTGTGCTTAAAGGTCTTACTAAGCAAGGCAAAACAATTATGTTCATCGACGAAGCACATATGATTAACGGTGCTGGTGCAGGTGGACAAGGCAATGCAAACGATTTGGCAAACTTACTAAAGCCAGCATTGTCAAAAGGCGATTTAAAAGTTGTTGCGTCAACTACTTGGGATGAATACAGGAAGTACTTTGAAAAGGATCGTGCTCTTATGCGTCGATTCCAAAGAGTAACAGTTGACGAGCCTACACCAGAAGTAACAAAAGATATTCTACGTGGCATTAAAAAGTATTATGAAGACTATCATAACACAGAAATTACAGAAGAAGCAATTGAAGCAGCAGTTAAGCTTAGTGTAAAATATCAGAGTGATAAGAAATTGCCTGATAAAGCAATTGACTTGATCGATGTAGCCTGTTCAAGATTTAAAGTAAAAAATCAAAAAGATAATAAAATTGTAGACGGAAACGCAATACAGTTTGAACTATCTAAAATGATTAAGGTTCCAGCTGAATCAGTAGCAGAACGTGAAACAGAAAATCTTGCCAAGCTTGACGAAAACATGAAGAAAGTTGTCTACGGACAAGACAGTGCAATTGATGCTATTGTTGATAAAATCTTTGTTAGTCAAGCAGGACTTAAACCAGACGATAAGCCAATTGGTTCGTTTGTGTTTATGGGTCCAACTGGTACAGGTAAAACAGAAACTGCTAAACAACTTGCAGCAAATTTAGGTGTTAAATTAGTACGATTTGATATGAGTGAATATCAAGAGAAGCATAGTGTATCAAAACTTATTGGGTCACCTCCGGGCTACGTAGGTCACGAAGATAATAACGGACAACTTATTGACAAACTACAAGAGAATCCAAATTGTGTGTTGCTGCTAGATGAAATTGAAAAAGCTCATCCAGACATATCACAGATATTGCTGCAAATTATGGACAACGGTATTATTACAGGATCAAATGGTAAAGAAGCAGATGCACGTAATAGTATTGTAATACTTACAACTAACTTAGGTGCTAAAGAGTCTGAGAAAAATGCAATTGGATTTGGTGTTGATCAAGACGATACTAGTTACAGTGAAAAAGAAATGAAAAAGTTCTTTGCGCCAGAATTTAGAAACAGACTTGATGCTACTATTACGTTTGGTAAACTATCAAAAGAAGTAATGATGAAAATTGTTGGTAAGTTTCTTGTTGAGCTTAAAACTATGGTCAAAGACAAGGACATTACGATTACTGTGTCTGATGATAGTTTAGATTATCTAGTTGATAAAGGCTTTGATCCTAAAATGGGTGCAAGACCTTTACAGCGTGTAATTGACAAAGACATTAAGCGTCAACTTTCTAAAGAAATACTATTTGGTAATCTGAAGCAAGGCGGAACTGTACATGTCGATGTTAAAGATGACGTCATTGTATTAGAGTGTGAAGCAAAAGTGCATGAAGTTACCGAAGCGTAATCTAACTACAAAGTTACACTACCGTAAATATCTTTATAAGGTAAATTTATACACGGAGTTAGGCTTTATATTTAGAGCAGAGTTTGATCGCGGTGTAAGGTTAAGTTATGCCGCGGCCAAACTAGACGAAATACGGACAACACTTAAAGATCGAGGCGAATATCTACTTTTAAGGTTTCGAACTGCCTTTGCTTTATCCGAAGTGCAGTTTAGAGAAGCTGAAAAATTATACGATCTACTTATAGACAGTGACGACTATAAGATAAGAATTGAACGTGGGTATAATCTATGGATATACTCTAATACTAAATCACTTATAGATGACATTATTAAAGTAAGCCCTGATACAGTAATTTCTTATTGGGATGTAGAAGATGATATTGCTAAATTCTTATCTAACAATACTAACACGGTAATTGTAGATAAACCTACTGACTACGAGTATAAAGTGTATCTAACACAGGGATCAAATGGTCCGGCAATTGCCCGTTGGTTAGAGAATAACACTGATAAAAGTAAAGTCGGTGAAAAAACTCTTAATGATTTAAAAAATAATTGGATCTATGGACAGTATTGCTATGTTAAAGATAGTAAAGTTTTATTGATGTATCAACTAGTAGCTGGTGGAGGCAATCCTCGTGTTGAGAAACTAGTTTACAGTGGTGATATTGATAAATATAATTATGGCACAGAGTGAAAACATTTTAACAACAATTACACACGTCGGCGATAGTAATACACAAACGCATACAGGTGATAAATTTAAGGGCGACGGTTACTACGGACGTAGTGATGGTCTTCATACTATACAAATCAATCTTAATGACTTTATTGGTACAATTGCTATGGAAGGCACCTTAGCATCAACACCATCTGAAGATGATTGGTTTACAATACCTCTAGGTACAGGTAATACATCAATGGATACAACTGGACTTATTGGTGAAGCAACAGTATCTGGTATTACACATTCAACTGGTAACAGTACATCGAGTACAAAGAATTTTACAGGTAATTATGTTTGGATACGTGCTAAGATAACAAATTGGACTGCTGGTTCGATTACAAATATCAAGCTAAATCATTGAGGGCAGACATATGGCAAAGCAGATAATCAATTTAGGAACTGGTGAACTTACAGGTGACGGCGAAACTATTCGTTCAGCATTTGATAAGGTTAACGACAACTTTAACGAACTATATGCAGGCGGCGGAAGTGGCGGTGCTACTGTACTAACTGACCTTGGCATAACTGAAGGCACTGACGGGCAAGTTTTAAAAACAGACGGCGCTGGTACATACGCATTTGTGAATGTTGGTGATTTAATTGCTGACTACGGTGGAATAAGTGTAAGTCCAGAAGACTTTGCAGATGATATATCAACAGTAAATATTAGCGACCTAGCAAATGTAAATGCTCCTAGTCCTAGTGTAGGTGAAGTTCTTAAATGGAACGGTACTGCTTGGACTGCACAAGCAGATACAGTCGGAACTGAAACTATTACTCTTACTACACTTAAAGCAGAAGCAGCAGCAAGTACAAGTTTTGCTGATTTCCAATCAAGAATTGCTGCATTATAAAACCGATAAATACTGAAAAGGAAAACCCATGGAACAATTTGTAACAGTAGTAATGGAAAAGCAAGACAAGGCAAAACTTGACGAATCAGTATTTCCAGTATACGAAACGTTTAATACTGAGCAAGAAACAACAGTAATGCGAATTCCACTGAACAAAGATCTTTCAGAAGATGAAGCAAACGGTTATGCAGAACATCTTGCTAATTATCTGTTTGCAGAAGGTTATGATGATTTTGATATTGTAATAGGTGAAGATGACATCGACGAAGAAACATACGACGATGATAACGAGTTTTTTGAACAGTACGGTGTTATGTGGTTTAACGAAGATGACGCAGTAGACGAAGCAGAGTATCAAGGACGTTCAGTTAAACTAGGTAAGCCTATGGCAGGTGATACTAAGAAGTTTAAAGTATATGTAAAGAATCCAAAGGGCAACGTTGTTAAAGTAAACTTTGGACAAAAGGGTGCAAAGATTAAAAAGTCTAATCCTGAGCGTAGACGTAGTTTCCGTGCAAGACACAACTGCGATAATCCTGGACCAAGGCATAAAGCAAGATATTGGAGTTGCAGAAAATGGTAAAAATAAACGAATTTTATGATCAACCAATTGATGATAGTCTGCCATATAATGTAGTCGACGATGTGTGCATTTTTATGCGTAATGATCCTATGTTTTATCGTAAATCATTCTTTCCTGCTATTAAGCGTATGCAAGAATGTAGTATGAGTGAAACAGAGTACGACAAAATTAAAGAATTAGGTCCTATGATAGATAAGGCTGCTAGACTATATTGTTCTAAGTTTAAAGTTGGAAAAAGACCAGAAGAGCTCTTGACAAAAGAAGACAAATATTCTTTAATACAAAAAGTATATGCAGAAGAAATGACAGAAATACGCAAGGGTACATATAAATGAGATTTAGCGAATTCAAGATCTTAACCGAAGCGGCTAAGGTGGGTAGAGAATACCAACACCTAGAAGATCTTGTGTTCGTAGATGGCAGTGCAGGCGCAACAAAGGCTGTGCATATTCTAAACAAACTAGGACACGATAGCAAAGACATTGCAATCAAGTGGGATGGCTATCCTACTATGTACTGGGGCAGAGATAATAACGGTGAATTTGTTCTTGTAGGTAAGAACGGTTGGATGAAGGGTAACATCAGTAAGAGTGCCAAAGAGCTGTATAGTTTTATTACTAGCACAGGCAAAGGCGAAGAGTGGCGTGACCGCTTTGCTAAAGAAATGGCAACTATCTTTAACATAATGGAACAAAGCACTCCGGCATCGTTTAGAGGATATGTATACGGGGATTTACTATATCACCCTGGTAAACCTTTTGAGACATCAGATGCAGGTATTACATTTACTCCTAATCAAGTTACTTACACAGTTGATCCTAATTCAGAGTTAGGCAAGCGTATGAGCAATACAACTGTAGGTGTAGTTGTACACACAAAGTATGCTGA